TGTTCTTTCAATAGCAAGTCCAACTTGTGCTTCTACTCTTGCAGTGATGTTGTTCTTTCTGAAGTTATCCTCATCGCTATCAGAAAAGTCTACACTTAGACCTTCGGTTACGATTCGTTTAACATTAGACCAATCACCTACAAGGTATTTGTTAGATGCTACCCAAGTTGCTCTGTATACAGGGATACCATTGATTCTCATCTGTCCGTTCTCGTAAGAAACGTATGGTGGCAATCCGTATCCAGCACCTGTGCTTTTTTCAGTTTTCAAGATGTCAAAGAAATCACTTGGTCTGATAACAACTCCGTTTGGTGCGAAGTTGATTTGCTCTAGTCCAGCGATGTCATTGATAAGCATTTCTATTTTGTTTTTGCTTGTGATGGTTTCTGTTGATGCAGTAACCCCACTTGCTAAAGTAGTATAGAAAGTGCTATTTTCTTGCTTGATGTAATCTCTACGCAATGCTTCAGGTAGGAAAGACTCTAAGAAAGGTAGGTTATTAGCCATCTTTTTAGAATAAACCGCAAACCCAGCGATGAAGTCTGTGTTTACATCTACCATAGTAATGTCGTAATCGATTTGTGACTTGTCGTCTCCTTCTGTTTGAGTAGCGATAGCACCTTCACTTCCTGATTCACGAGGGAAAGTGTAAGTACCGCCATCAATGTTGATAGTACCTACAAGGTCAGCTACATTTAATTTTGGGGAAGGTACAACAGCTACTTCATCTCCATAGATTCTGATTTGGTCGCCTGTCAAATTTGCACTCAAAGTCATATTGCCTACTGCTTTAGTAGAGAATGCACGACCTTTTCTTACCTTAGAGATTTGCTCAAAGTTCTCGTTTACGATGTCTTTAATGATAACATTGAAAGATTTCTTTTCGTTAGTTTTAGTGTTTAAATCTACGCTATCTTGTACCAATACATCAACTTGGTCGATGTGTGCTTGTACTTCGTTTAGCTTAGCTTCAAAGTTTTCAGTAGCTTCTTTTACTTTAGCATCTGCTACTTCTGATGCTTTGGCTTCAATCTTACTATCTACTTCAGATTTTAGTGCCTTGATTTCTTCTACAATTTTTTCCATTTTTAAAGTTCGTTAAATAGTTTAACTAAATCAATCGGCTCTACTTCTTCGGTAGTGACATCATCTGTCGGCTGACTTTCTGTTTCAAGTGATTTCAAAATATATGCTTTCAACTGCTCATACTCGACTTGCAGTTGCTTAAAGCCTTCATCGGTTAGTGTGCCTTTCTTTAGCACCTTGCTTATTGTTTCAAGTCTTTCTAATAATGACTTGCTTGATTTCATACCAACCACAGGCGTATCCTCATTTGCACCATAGGTCACTGCTGAATATTCAAACAACTTTACTTCTGTTATTTCGTTTTCCCCTGATTCCATCTTGTTGTCATTCATAGTCATAAACCCTATTGAATGCTCTGTGATTAAACCCTCTTCATACATCTTTCTGTAATCACCATTTTCTTTTTCGGTTATATAAGATTCAATGTAAAGACCTTTTTCATCTTCAAACATTTTTATTGGTTTACCAATGATATTGGTTACATCGTGCTGGTACAACTGCTTGATTCTATTCTTGCCTTCTACACCATTTTCTTGAATGGTTTTTGTGAATGCACCTCTACGCATTATGTCGCCATCATCATCTAACTTGTCAAAGGTCGAAGCATAAAGCTGAACTATGCCTTGCTTCATATCCATATCTTTGACAGAATACGCAATATCTTTGGTTGAAAACACTTTCTTCATTTTTGCAAATATACTAAATCTTATCGAAGTCTACTTCAAAGATTGCCCTGCATCGGCAGTTGATTACTTGCTTTGGGTTACCACCTTCTGCTGATGGATGTAGCATTCTTGAGCCATCAGGCAATACAAATTCTTCATCCTTACCAATGGGCTTAGTTCCGTTCATTGATATGTGGTCATCCCTCGTTCTATCATCAATAAAGGCAGACCATCTTTTTACCATTGGCACATCTGCATCTTGTGCTGATTTGTATGTAGATGCGTTTGCTATGTTTCCTGTTTCTGTCTTTGCTATGGTCGCACTTCTAAACTTGCTCATATCACGCCACCTTTGTTTTACGTTTCTTTCAAGCATTCTTTTTATCTGCTGCACTGACATCCCCTCTGTATATCCTTGTTGTATTGTTCTTCTTATTACCGCTAAAGCTACTGCCCTTGAATTGTCTACGATTGTTTTTATTCTTGTACCTACTGATACCCTCATAAAGTTCTGCCATAAGATAGCTTGTATTTGTTCTTTGCTTAATTTACGCTTTAATTCCTTTTGTACTGCATTTTGTAGCAAGTTGTAATACTTTACCCCTTGTGATAAGTATAGGTCCGTAAATATCGGCTCTAATTCTTCTGTACTAAATGATTCTTGGACTTTGGGTGCTATGGATTCTAAATTGACTGAATCTTTAATGACCTTTAATAGCTGGGTTGGCTCATTATTAAAATATGGTTTTAACTTTCTGACCCACGCACGTTCATCTCTAAACACTCGGTCATACCAATCTTTGTTGCTTATCATTCCTTAGTGCTTTCAGGATGCCCTTTTGGTAGCAAGTCTGTGTCGTGCTTACCACCTTGAAATCTACCCTTGTCTAAGGCAAACAAGAAACTATTTACCCTTGCATAAGCCCATTGATCTTCACTTGTTACATTAGGTCTTACGCTTGATGGGTTTGTACGATACGCACCTATGCCCCTGACAAATACTTCTTTCAGCATTGGCATTGTTGCTCTTTTGGTTGGGTCATCACCTACCTTGTCATTGTGTTCATCTATCTTGTTTCGTAATGCAGTTTCTACCCTTTGGGTTACTTCAGGTTTAACATCCTTTCTGCCTTCCAGCTTCTTGGTCACTTCCAAGACAACATCTTTCATTCCTTGCTCACCCAATGTGCCAACACCACCCCATTTCATTTGTGCTACAACTCCACCAATATTTGAAAGGTTAGGTGATGTATCAGGGTCTTTGAATTGGCCACCATCCATATAATGTCTTGCCATCCACGCTTCACGTTCCTTAATCCAGCTTAGTACTGCATCTGTTTCTTGACCATCCCTTGCTTTCCCCCATAAAACAAATGCTTCATTGCCTCTTATGTTCCCACCAGCTCTCCATATCTTAGGATGTAAGTCTTTGTTTGTTTTGGCAAACTCGTAGTCAAATTGTGGGAAGTTGCTATTGCGTAAACTTATCTTTTTGTCTTCGCCTTGTGTTGGAAAGTTGGTTACTTCTTTATATCTTCTTTCTTCTTCTTCGTGTCCACCCTTTGCATCTTCATAGTCTTGGTGTGTGTCAAATGGCATATAAACCCTTTGACCATCGAATGTATGAACGTGATAACCTGATCCACCCATTTCTTCGGCTCGTGCTTCTGCTTCTTGTCTTGTGGTAAATACATCAGTCATTCCTTGTACCAATTCTTTCTTGCCATAGTCATTATACAAATCGCTGACCTTTTCTAAGTCTACTGATTCATTCCCTGTGGGTATTAAATTCATTGGCAAGTAGTATTCATCTAACACTTCATCAGCTTCAACACCTACCATTTTCTGCTTTTGGCTGGTGGGAATGTACCAAGCATTGTTAAGTGTTGCTATCATTGTGGTCCTGTCTTTCTTTAGCACCTCTATGGCATTGTAGTCTGCTTTGAGCATTACATCTTCATTCCATAGCTTTACTACTTCTTCGTTAAACTTCGCTAAAAAGTTTTCTAAGTTTGGAAGTATTGCATCTGTGTAAGCTGACTTCTTAGCTTCTAATACATTGTTAAATGTGCTATTTGTATCATCATTGAACAACATTGAACTAAGACCATACATAGCACAGATGTCTTGTCTGCTTACTTTGTGATCTTCTAATAGTTGTAAGTCTGCTGATGATAAACCTAATTGTTGGTATTTGAAAACGTGATTTGTCAAAGCTATTCGCCCTCTGTTTGCATCGCCTGATATTTTACGTTCGATTGTATCTTCCACCCCTCTTAATTGGTCAGCAGTCAAAGGACTTGTATTGTTGCCCATACTATCCCACATCAACATACCTTTAGCACCCAAGTTCTGTGCTTGTGCAGTCATTGCAGTATTTACGCTATTGGATAGATTTACTGTGCTTAATCCAGCTCTAATTGGTGATTGACCATACAACCACTCCCCTTCATTATAATCGTAATTAGGTGTACGAACGTGCATTACTTCTTCAGGTTTAAACTCTGCTTGACTTATGGTGTTCATTACATAGCCATCAACAGGACTGCTGATAGTTTTGCCAGCTATTATCTCTATATACTGGCTTGGTAGGTTGTAAATCTGCAATGGCTTACCTTGATTCACTCCACCTTCAGGGGATTGCTTGTAAACAAATGTGTTTCCTGTTAGCAGATAGAATCCAAGTGACTGCTCTACAAATTCTCTGAAGGATTGTAAGTCATTAGGTCTATTAAGTAGTCTATCAATGTTTGTGTCATTAATTCGTTCTCCATCTCTGTCGCATAAGTATAATGGTATGTCACTTGCTTTGCTGGTGATGTAATTGACACATAGGTAAACAAAGAGATTGGCTTGGTAACCGTTTCGTATGTATGATGTTTTATTGTCTTCATAGCTTATTGGATGTCCACCAATGTAATGAAATAGTGCTTCTCTGATTTTTTGGTCAAGGTCTTTTTTTCTAAATCTGTCAAATAATCCCATTATATTACTATTAACTCATTGGTGTTCATAAAGTGTTCTATTAGTCCTGTGGTCGCATCAGGTGCATCATCGTGGTTATTCTTTCCATCTCTTGTAAATGTTCGCATATCGTTCAGGAATTGTACGTTCACGCTTTTGCAAAAATACACATTATTTACCACTTGGCTTGAATTGGAAAGTATGCGTGTTACCTTGTTTTTACTCTGATGATGGGTTGTTATTCTGACTGCATTGTAGTTGTATTGTTCTTTTAATATACGTTCCACATTCCTTGCAAATGCTCGACCACCATTGTTGCTTTCAATGATTGCCCTGTTTACTCCATTGCGTTGTATTTGTTTTGCTACTTCTATCTCTGTTATCTCATTTGGTTGCTTGGTGTATACAACATCATTCACATACAAGCCATTATCTGTCCTAAATGCTTGGACCGAACATAAATAGTCTTGCCCTGTGTCAGCAGTATCGCAATACAATACACTTTCACCATAAGGTGCATCATCAATCATCTTAAGTTCAGGATACATCAACCCTGTGTAGTTGTTTATCCATTCACCTAATATCTTGTGTCTATACGCTTCGTTGTCTTG